CCTTCGGAACAGTTTCAGAAATGGGAGCAAACCACGGTTTTAAACGCTCCTTTACCGAATATGGCTGGATTCTTGGTTTATGTTCGCTCAGAGCAGATATGACCTATCAACAAGGCCTCCAACGCCAACACTCTAACCGTACCCGATTCGACTTCTATAGCCCCGAATTCGCACACCTCGGAGAACAACCCGTACTCAAAAAAGAAATCATGGCCCAAGGTTCATTAGATACAACCGACGAAGAAACTTTCGGTTTCCAAGAAGCCTGGGCACACGAACGCTACGCACCTTCATACGTAACCGGCGCATTCAGATCAAACGCCGCAGCACCACTCGATGCCTGGCACGCAGCACTCGAATTCTCAACAGTTCCAAACCTTAACTCAGACTTCATCGAAGAAAATCCACCAATCGATCGATTAGTCAAAACACCATCAGAACCGCACGTAATCATGGATAACTTCTTCCGATTCCGTCACACTCGAGCAATGCCTACACACTCAATTCCTGGCATGATTGATAAATTTTAATGCACAAACTACTTCTTATACGGGATCAACAATTCCATAAAAACTGGTTACCCGCCGTAATGGCGGCAGCCGGTATGGCCGCAGCAGCCCGCGGACGACACCAGCAAAACCAATCTAACCGAGACAGAATGAACGATTCATTCCGTTTCAATTCAGAGGAAGCCGATAAAAATCGTGCCTTCCAAGAACGCATGTCAAACACCGCACACGAACGTGGGGTCAGAGACCTAAAAGCAGCAGGGTTAAACCCCATGCTCGCACTTGGTGGCGGTAACTCTACACCTGGCGGAGCCCAAGGATCAGGATCAGCCTCCCAAGAACAATCAACAATGCAAGACCTTCCACAAATGGCCCTTAAAGGACTCGAAGGAAAAAACATAAATGCTGCAACTAAAAAAACCGACCAAGATACCAAAGTCGGGAAAGCACAAGAAGGTGTACTAACCGCCCAAAAAGAAAAAGCTCAAGCAGAAGCAGAAATTACAAAAAGAGCTAACAAATTCGAAAGCGACAACCCTACCCTGTATAATATCAAAAAAGGTACAGAATCAATAAAACCAGCTGTACAAGGCGTATCAGACGAAGCACATAAAGTTTACGAAGCCTACGAACGCCATAGTTCACGAAAATCACAAAGAGAACATGAATTAGAAAAACAACGCCGTCAAAACGAACACCAAGCAGAAATGAACCGACAAAAAAATAAAAAACGCGTAAAGATAGGAAAACCACGATGAACATTAAAATTCAGCAATTACTACAAATGGACCCTGCAGAACGAAAAGCGGAAATCATAGCCCGTAAAAAGGCAAACAAAGAAGCGTGTGCGCGCCACAAACCCAACTGGGTAGCAGACACGACCCTTATCTCAAAACGAAAAGACGGTTCGAAATCCGTCTCCTTCACCAACAAAAAACCATCCCTTACGGAACAAAATGGAGCTCGCAATCTATCCGTAAAAGAACAAATGGAAATGTGGGTCAGAACCGGAAAATTCACAAATCTCCGAGACCCCAAAAAACTCGTCTATGGAGACTTCCAAAACGCAGACGATTACCAAACATCACTCAACCGAGTACAAGCTGCACAAGAACAATTCGCAGAACTACCAGACCAATTACGTCAAAAATTCAATAACAGTCCAAAAGACTTTCTGCAATACGTCACAAACCCAGATAACAAAATGGGAATGCACGAGCTAGGACTACTGTCCCCTGAGGCCTCACAGGCCATTGTAGAGGCTCAAACAGCAGAACGCGCCAAAAAGGCCGCAGAAGCAGCAAAAAAGGCTGAGAGCGATTCTCAGGCCAAATAAACGAACGTGTCAAAAATGTCCCGGTTAAGTCCGGGTTAGGTCCTCCGCTACTTGACCTAATAGACCTAACTGACAGACAATTACCTGGCAGACAAAAAAATAAACAAAAGGAAAACCATGAGCAAGTACAGAAAAAAAGCAGGAGGCAATGACGCCAAGACATTCTCCCGCACTGCAAAAACCCGATCAAACCTAGCAATCAAGCCAATGCGAGGCGGGTACCGACGTTAAAACGACCAGGGCCATAGCCCGCGAAAGTAGGCATCGGGGTAACTATGGTAAGCCCCCGAACAAAAAAAAAGGACAATAACAATGCCGTGTTATCATCCTCAAACCGGCTATCGGTCTCAGAAACCGAATGCCAATGGAAAGTATCCCATAGTCTTCTCAAAAACGGAAGGCTGGGAAGACAGAAAAGTCACAATAACCTGTGGAAACTGCATAGGATGCAGACTCGAAGACTCCCGACAATGGGCAATCCGAGCCACACACGAAGCAAGCCTCTATGGGCATAATAACTGCTTCATCACACTCACATACGACAAAGAAAACTTACCTAAACACTCACACCTCGACTACAACGAACCCGTTCTCTTTATGAAAAAATTAAGAGATAAATACGGACCAAACATCCGATCTTTCGGCTGTGCCGAATATGGAGAAACATGTGGAGACTGTGGAAAAAATAAAACCGATTGCTACATAGCCCGTAAAACCGGAACTATATACAAGCACGACTGGGAACCGACCGCAGGAAGGCCCCATTACCATATCTGTCTCTTCAATCACGACTGGACAGACAAACAATACAAATTCACAAAAAAGAAAAACAAATATTATAGCTCTGAATCCCTTACCAAATTATGGGGAAAAGGAATCGCAATTACCACCGGCATGAGCTGGGAAACCGCCGCCTATGTAGGCCGCTACGTAACTAAAAAAATAAAAGGCAAAGGCGCAAAACAAGAAAAAGGCCGTTACGGATTAACCCACTATCAACATATCGAACCCGTAACAGGGGAGATTCTCGACAGACCACCAGAAAGATCAATATGCATATCAAGAAGACCCGGACTTGGAAGACCCTGGTTCGAAAAATATTACACAGACTGTTATCCGAAAGACTACCTACACTTACGTGGAAAAAAAATTAAACCACCTAAATACTATGACGACCTCTACGAAAAAATAGACCCCAAAAGTCTAGCAAAAATAAAACGTCAACGAAGACTTGACGCCCAAAAAAAAGCAGAGGAGACTACAGCAGATCAGTTAAACACTAAGGAAATTAAACACCAAAAATCAGCCAAAAAACTCGTACGCGAGTTTCAAAAATTAGACGGAGAAAACAATCATGACCTACTGGATAAAAACCCGTGAAAACGGAAAAACAGTCCGAGAATACTACATCGGACATACTCTAGTTACGTATGACGAATGGACAACAGCACAATTAAAAGAAACATTGTCCGAGTCTACATTTAAAAAATCAAAATATAAAATAACAATCAAAGTAAAAACTCTAATGGAAGAGTGGAAACAACTTAATAAAGGAGACAACGATGGAAAAACCAACACTTGAATCAGTCAAACCCTACGACACAACCGAAAAAGTGTTTTGCATATATGATGCAAAAACAAAAATCTTCGACCGTCCAATTCACTTCAAGACGACCCCGCAAGCTCTCAGAGCCTTTCAAAACACATGCAAAGAAGAAGAATCAGCTCTGGCTAAAAATCCAGAAGACTTCTCCTTTTTTGAGCTGGGATCTTACAACCCTTCTTCAGGTACCTATCAAAATCACACTGCACCAATCTCACTAGCAACAGCATTGGAAATGCGCTCTTAACACATCTGGATCTCCGTCCATTAAAAAACACGTACGGTTTCCCTCGGGCCAGAAAGTCCCGGGGGTTTTTTTTATCCTCTTGACAAAAAAACCTACAATATGTTGCCATACATCAATGGCACAAATCGACCCATCAATTCTAGAACTCATACTCGCCGTCATCGGCGCAGTAGCCGCCTATTTCACTGGCAAAAAAAAAGGATAAAAATAAATGCTTGCAGCACCAACTATCAAACAACCTTCAGTAATGGGACACTCATTTTCAAACGTTCCAACAATCAAAACAAATCGCTCTACCTTCAAACGCGACTATCGTCACATGACTACATTCGACGCTGGCTATCTTATCCCAATTTTCAACCAATCAATACTTCCAGGCGATACCGTAGAACTAAACCTCAACTTCTTTGGCCGACTGGCCACCCCTATTTTTCCTATAATGGACAACCTATATCTAGACACACAGTTCTTCTTCATACCGGAAAGACTATCACAAACTAACTGGGTCAAACTCATGGGCGAACAAGAAGACCCAGGAGACTCAATAGATTTCTCAACAGCAATCACTTCATCACCAGCGATCACTGGACACCTTGAAGGATCACTAGCAGATTACCTAGGACTTCCAACCCAAATTCCAGACCTCGATCACCGCTCAGTACAATTCAGAAATTATTATACGGTGTGGAATCAACATTACAGAGACCAAAATCTACAAGACTCTCTAACCGTACCACTCGGCGATGGCCCCGACACAATTACAGACTTCGTCTTACAAAAACGCGGAAAACGTCACGACTACTTCACCTCATGCTTACCTAACGCACAAAAAGGCGATGACGTAACTATCCCACTCGGAACTTCAGCACCCGTACAATCTCTTACCGGAGATACATCAGGAGCAACCGGCGACATTGGGTACAACTCTTCAATCGGCCTAGCAATTAACAATATCGTAGGCGGACCATTTACAAACGGCGAAGACCTAACATTAGACGCAGACCTATCAACTGCCGTAGCAGCAACCGTCAATGAACAACGATTAGCCTTCCAAACACAAATCTTCCTTGAACGCGACATGCGATCAGGCACACGATACCCAGAACTAATCCTTGCTCACTGGGGTGTAGAAAACCCAGACAGCAGAATGATGCGCTCAGAATATCTAGGAGGCGCATCTTCACAAATTAACATCCACCCAACTCCACAAACCTCAAACGACGGAGCTAATGGATCAGTTGGACAATTAGGAGCCTTCGGAACAGTTTCAGAAATGGGAGCAAACCACGGTTTTAAACGCTCCTTTACCGAATATGGCTGGATTCTTGGTTTATGTTCGCTCAGAGCAGATATGACCTATCAACAAGGCCTCCAACGCCAACACTCTAACCGCGCCCGATCGTGACTGGGAAAC